ATGTATATATAGCAGCCGAAGAAAGTTCTATTCCATTTTCTTTTATTTTTTGAATTATGTCTTTTGGAAAATTTCCAAGTAATATCGGAGAAGCATCTGTAGGATGTCCATATGTTTTAATATCATCAAAGAGTTTTTTGATGTTAGATTTAGCTTGAATTATTATATTATCCTGATTGGAATATCTTATCACTCCATTTATCTTACTGCACTCATTACAATGCTTCTTTTCATTTCTAAAGAATGATTTTGCTTTGTTCTTGAAACCCTTGTTGAACGGGCACGATGTGCAGCTGTTGGGATAATATGGATGTGTATTCGAGAACATTTCTGCAGTTTTGCCTGGATTGCTTTCAAGACCACGTTGTGGTTTTGTGTACTTCAGTTCTGCAGGACGTACCTCAGGTTCGTCTGTTGCCTCCAAAGAGCACTTGCAGTTCCAACGGTCGCCAGGATGATGATCGTTCCAGAACGGGTCGTCAACAGGCAATGTGAGTTTCATTTGCCAATATACCTTATGTGCGCTGTCAGGTTCTGCAGATGTTGTAGGCATCCAACGGAGGTTGGGAAGAATATCCTTGTTACGTTCAAACTCACGCCAATCGGCTGCTGCATGCGCACGTATGACAGCGGTGTTGTACTCTGTCTTCAGCCATGCCCCTACATGATGACGTGCTATGCTGCTGACATCATTACGCCATTGAGCGAATGGCTTTAGTTTGCCATGACTATCCAACAGTTTCTTTGCCATGTCTTCACCCATCTGATGAGTTTTCATAGCTGCAAACACCTCATTGCTATGACGGAGTGCTGAAAGGAAGTCATCCTCATGAACTGGAACTTTGCCTTGTGACAATCCATCTACAGTAGCCTCGTTGATGATACGGAGAATCTCACGCCACATTGTTGGTTCTATGTTATGACGTGTGTCAAAGCCCTTGTAGATTTTGCGCATGAAGGTACTTAGCACATCGCTGTTAAACTTAATGCTGACAGCATTAGAGAAATGCACATCAGTAGTGCCAGCATGAGTGTGTCCACAATCACAATGGTTGCCGTAATAGAGTGTATCAATTAGAAGTCGGTGTCCGCCCCTGTTGTTATCGGGGCGAGTCCAAAAAAACTTCTCAAATTGTTTTTGAACGATTTTTGAACGGTGTTCAAATTGTCTTTATCCTCTTTCTTCTGTGAGCCGTTGAGGGCTTCACGCAAAGCCTGTTTCTGTTCTTCCTTCTGTTGCTTGATGTAATCATAATCCTTTGGCTTGGTAACATGGAAGGTTTCATAGAGATAATCATCATCCATTGGCAGCCCCATAGCGTTGAGCTTTTCAACAATGGTTATCTGCTTCTCTGTATCGACCTTACCCTGTTCTGCATAAACAAATTTACCACCAGCAACATTGTAGCCTAAGTTTTCAAAGATAGGCAGCATCTGATAGTTTAGAACGTCAATGATGTATTCACGATCGTCAGCATTGAGGTCATTCTCTTCATCCTGGTGTACAGTGCCTAAAGCTTGTGTACCCGTGTCTTGTGCCTCAGTTGTGAGGGTGTTACCAAGAACGAGTACCGACATCTTCTTGTCAAAGTACTCGTTGAACTTGGAGTACAACTCTGTAGAACCAGACTTCTGTGAAGACTCAATGATATTCATGTTAGAGCCTTCAGGATGGATATATACGGCGTTGACACCCTGCTTGCGTGCATCCAGCAGGAGTTTCTTTCGTGCCTCTTCATCACCTGCAGGATAAGTGTATTCACGGATAGGCATACCGAAGATGTTGCAAAATTTTGCCCAGTCGCTGATGTTGCCACGCTTGTAGAGCACACCTATCATGAGCACCATGAGCAAACCAAGTTCACGAGGTTCGCCTACCATCATGGTATTTTCGAATGCCTCCATCGGTATGCCTGACAGGTCGCCCTCGTTCTTTAGTATCTGACGGGTGACAGGATTGAAGTTCTTGCGTGGAATGCTGATGTAACGGATGTGGTCATCATCGTCAAGATAGAACTGGAATGCAGAGAATCCCCAGAACTGAGCTTCAACTATTTCCTTACGCAGTTTCTTGAACCAAGGAGAACGCAGCTCGGCTGTTATCTCCTCGTCAATGGTACCGTCAGCCTTGTGGAACTCAATAGGAAAACGAGTGACACCACGCAAACGCTTGTTGATGATACCTTCAAGATGAAGGTCGAGATGATAAGACTCGTAGAGATTATATAACTCGGTGCGATAGCTATACTCTATGTTCTGAGCAGAACGGACTGCATCAACGAATTTCTTGATGTCCAAAAAGAATATCTCTGGCATCTGCATGATAACGTCAGGAACACTATTTCCTCCTGTGTATCCACCAGTCGTAATGTGATTGTGATTACGGCTATAGTCTGTTCGCTTGTTGGCTAATGTCTTCTTTCTTTTCATAATCTTACATTTCAGTTGGTCTAACTTCATCTGATGCTATCTGCCAGGGGCTGTTGCTGGCTGCTTCTTCTGCAGGAAGGCGTGGAACATCGGCTATTGTAATGTCACCCTTCATTACACCCTTGAGCCATTCTATGGCACGGTCATAGCGTGTCTTGCGAATCTCTGACATCTTATAAGGATTATGCTGGCAGAAGATGTGATATACAGCTATATCAATAGCCATCATGAGGATGAGCTGGTTGCGATCAGAACCAGTTGCAGAGAAGATAGCCTCTACATCATAGCTCTTGTTTAGATAGCCTTTCATTTCGGCTATTGCACGGTCTTCGCAGATTTCGATAATCTGCCTATCCTGAGTAGCAGAGTCATTGCGTGTCAACGAATCAAGGATCTCGCGGTGAATCGTTGCGTCATAGTCTTCAAGTTGGATGAAATTAGCCATTGTATTTAAAATTTATAGTTTGAATCAAAATCGGATAAATCATTATATGAAATAGTGTCAACAGGTGTTTCAAGGTTGATGCGCCTGTCCACCTGCACCTTTGCACCCTCACAGGCATCTGGACCATCGGCAGGATATGGCAGATGTGTCTCGAAGAGCGAAAACTGGTCTATCAGGCGCTTCATGTGAGGATTGTCCTGTTCGCTTTCATTGAAAATGAGAAGTCCCAAGCGGTCGAGAGGTTCGAGAGCAGCTTCTATACGTGATGCCTTGTCACCCTTCTTGCTTGCATCACCCTTGATATGAATATCAGTCTTTCGCTTTTTATTCTCTTCACGTATCAGAGGACAGAACACCTGCTCATAGAATGGATCCTGGAGTGTGTTGTTTTCAACAAGATAGAACACAGGAGTTTTTCCACCTACATAATCCTTTATCTGGAAATACCAGTCTATGAACTCAGAGTTTAATGAGTGGTCAAGGAACGCCTTGATGACATAATACACTTGGCCAAGTTTACCCATTAGGATAAGTGACTTTGTAGATGATTCGCTTTTCTTGCGGTTTGAAGTAGAAGGGTCGCCATAGGCAATGAGAAATTTGAATTTAGACAAAGCAGGTACTTTGCCAAATGCAATATTCTTGAACACTGTACCATCAACAACAGGATTATTATAATACTCTCCTTGTACTGTTTTGCTTGATATCTTAGACAGAGTTCTGTCTATCATATCTTCTGTGTTCTTTTGTGGCCATGTGGAATGTCCGTTCTTGTCACGGATGTTGACGATATCCCAATGATTAGCCATGTGACCAGCTCGCTTAACACAACAATCCTTGGCAATGATATTGCCACACCATAATACCAGCGTAGGTTCAGAGATAGAACGTGTTGGATAAAGAGCCTTTTCGAACCAATCCCATTTCTTTTTAAGCGTCTCGATATTTCGGCAATCCTCATCTGTGTCGTAATCATCCATATAGATGACATCAGGACGTATAGCCTCGTTACGGGCACCACGAGGAGCAGAACCTGCACCAAGAGCCACGAACATAGCACCGCTTTTAGTCTTGAACTGATCTTCACGCCACATACCTAGGTTCATCTGGTCGCCATAGAACTGACGCAGACGTGGATTGTGTTCGAAGTTTATTCGATAAGGTGTGAGCAAACGAATAGCAGCTGTGATGGTTGCTGATGCCAACGCAACGAATTTCTTGCGTCCTGTGAGAGTGAGGTACATGAGTACAAACATAGCTACTGTTGACTTTGCCAGTTCACGTGACCATGACAGAACCTCATACCATTCATCATTCTCAATGATACGCTTAATTGCTCGCTTGTGGAAGTCGGCAAACTCATATTTAGCATACTTTGGGAAAAAGTACTTAATCCATTCAATAGGGTCTTTTTCGAGACGTGCTCTTTTCTGCTCAATCTCCAAAGGAGTTAGCCAGTCTTCTATGGGTACGTCAGCCGATAAAGCCTTAAAGTGTTCTTCCCATCTTGCGAGTGCTCTTTTTTCTTCTGCTCTCATTACTTAATGTTTAATCTGTGATTTGATGAATGTGTCGAGAAATGGAGATATAGCCTTGCACATCTCTATATCAGTTGTTCTTAGCCAGTTGGTGAACTTGATAGCTACGTTGACAATGTCGGCTATGCCAACATCCTGTTCAAGTTTCTGTATGGCAGCTGCTAACTTCACCAACGTATCAGATTCTGCTACTGTTGCAAATCGCTTACCTACTTCACGTTCAGCAATGTTATTATTGATTTCCATAATCTGACGCTGAAAGTTGGCTATAATCTTATCAGGAGTGATGGATGCAGACGCCCTGAGTTCCTCCCAGTTGTTCTGCTTAATCCAGCGTGCAATCGTCTGGCGTGTCACGCCAACTTTCTCTGCTATTTCTTCCTGAGTGTAATTACTCAGATAAAGTGTCTTAGCAATATTCTTTTTGTCAATACTTACGTTTGCTTTTTCTGCCATGTTTTTTTGAAATTTTGTGTGATGCAAAGATAAGTAATAGGCTGAAAATAAGAAAATTGCAAAAACATGGTGACTCTCCAGAGAGTCATGATGTCCCTCTAGAGAGTCACCATAAAATCAAAATTTGCGAGGGCAAAAAATAAGTTGGATATTTGCATCAAAAAAATAAAAATTATGTCTCGAAAGCATACATACAAATTCAAGAACTTTGCGACACCTGAAGGTGTTGGCACTATACTTATGTACGGCGAGATTGGTGATGGTGAAAAGTGTGACCCAACCAATGTTGTAAGTGATATAATGTACGGCCAGACCTCTTATAAGGAGTTGTATCTACGTATCAATAGTCCAGGTGGTGATGTGTTCGCAGGTATGGCTATTCGTGCAGCCATGCTTACAAGTCCAGCCGACATTACAGTATTCATTGATGGCTACGCAGCATCAATGGCAGCTATCATAGCATTGTCAGCCAAGAAGGTAATGATATCACCTTATGGAAAGATCATGCTGCACGCTGTAAGCGGAGGAGCAAAAGGCAATGCAGCAGATTTGGAGAGTGCATCGAAGATGATGCGAGACCTTGAAGATGATTTGGCTAAGATAATTGCTAAACGCTGCAAGATGACCGCTGAAGAGGTTAAGGCAAAGTACATGGATGGTACAGACCACTGGCTGTCGGCACAGGAAGCATTGAATATGGGACTTGTTGATGGCATATACGCAATGGATGAAACTCTGACAGAATCAGAGCAGAAGGATATCTACGCATATTTTAATAACCGACTCGAAAGCGAGTCACAAACAGACAATAACATGGCATTATTAGATGATTTGAAGTCAACGCCTATGTTCGCTAATTGTGCGGATGAAAAGGCTGTAGTGGACAAGGCTAAGAACTTGTCGGAGACTGCAACAAAAATTGAGGATCTTGAAAACGCTAACAAGAGTCTGAAGGCTAAGCTTGAAGCTTCAGAAAACAAGGAGATTGATACATTCCTTGCGTCTGCTGTCAAGGAAGGCAAAATCAAAGATGAACAGAAAGAGACCTACAAGGCTCTGATGAAGAGTGACCGCAAGAACACCGAAGCTCTCATCAACAGCATCAAGCCTCAGAAGGCAGGATTGGTTACAGATTTCATCAATCAGGGTTCACAGGCTCAGTTTGAGAACAAAGATTGGGACACATTGGATAAGGAGGGGAAACTCTCAGAACTGAAAGCAACCAACCTTGCTAAGTTTAAGGAACTTTACAAGGAAAAGTTTAGTGTTGAATACACAGAATAGTAGTATTTGAACACCGTTCAAAAATCATTCAAACAATAAATAACAAAAAGAAATTATGGCACTGAACAAACAAATTTGGCAGAACACCATTGTAGAGAATTTCTTCCCAGAGAACTCATTCGCTTCAAAGAGTGTTGATGACAGTCAGTATGTGAACTTCAAGACAGTTCATATCCCTAATGCAGGTTTACCAAGTGGCGTGAAGAAGAATCGCGTAACCTATCCTGCAACAGCAACCCAGCGTGATGATCACGACAAGGAGTACAGTATTGATGAGTTCACTACCGACCCTGTTCATATTACAAATGCTGAGACTGTAGAACTCAGTTACGACAAGCGTAACTCTGTAATCAACCAGGATCGTCAACAGCTGATCATGGTAGCTCATGAGAATATGTTGCGTGAGTGGGCTAAGGATGCAACTATCGTACGTTGTACAGGTAAGACAGTAAAACCTGAAGGTGAAACTGCTACAGGCTATCGCAAGACTATCAGCAAGGCTGATGTGTCACGTCTCCAGTATATGTTCAATAAGAGCAATATTCCTGTAGAGGATCGTTATCTCCTACTTGATGCATGTATGTATCAGGATTTGATTGATGACCTCACAGAAAAGGAACTTATGGCATTCCAGCAGGCTGCTGATGTAAAGAAGGGTATCGTTGGACAGTTGTATGGCTTCAACATCATGGAACGTTCTTCTGTCTTAGTAGAGAATGCTGGCAGCATCAAGGATTTTGGTACTGACGAAGCAGCAGCAGACAACCTTGCTGGCGTTGCATGGCAGAAGGATTGCGTGTCACGTGCTCTTGGTGAGGTGAATATGTTTGCAAACACCAATGATGCAACCTACTATGGTGATGTTTATTCATTCCTGGTTCGTACTGGCGGTGCTAAGAGACGCTACGACAACAAGGGTGTACTTGTAATTGCCCAGGAAACTGCAGCAGCTCCTGTTGAGTCTTCTACAGAGACACCTGCAGAAACACCTGCAGAGACACCTGATGATAATCCATCAGAAAGTCCTAATCTTTAGTTTAACGTAAAATTGTAGATTATGTCTTTACCAAAGATAAAAATACAATATATGAACGGAATGCTTGGAACTGTCAGCGAGAGTGCTGACGGTCTCCTGGCTCTCGCTATTAGTGCTACTGCTGTAGGCGAGACGTTTGCATTGAATAAGCCGTATCCAATCTATCGCCCAGAATCACTTGAAGAACTTGGTATTACATCAACAAACAATGCTAAGGTTGTAGAGGTGATTACCAACTACTTCAATGAAGCAGAAGAAGGCACAAAGGTTATACTGTATGGTGTATCTGCAAGTGAGACTCTGACATCGCTCTGCAACAAGAACACAGGTGTGTTGAAGAACCTTATCGGTGACATGAACGGTCAGTTGCGTGGAATCGTCATAGCATTGAACACAGAACCTACTACTGGTGAGGACGGTCTTGATACAGATGTATATACAGCACTACCATTGGCTCAGTCATTGGCTGAATGGGCAACTAACCAGTTGTATGCACCATTGTTCGTTGCACTGCCAGGTATCGGTTATGATGGTAGTACTGTGAAAGACCTCTCACAGGAGCAGTATAACCGTGTAATGATCATCCTTGGTGATCAGGAAGATTCAACCATGGATGTTGATATGGGTACTTTCGCTGGTCGTGTTGCTATGACTCCTGTGCATCGTAATATCGGTCGTGTTAAGAGTGGAGCTATCTATCCTATCAAGATGTATCTTGGTGACAGACTGATCGGCTTACACACCGATGCTCTGGAAGAACTCTATGCTAAACGCTATGTGTGCGTGCGCAAGTATGCAGGTCGCAGTGGCTACTACTATTATGACGATTGCATGGCTTGCAAACCAACTGACGATTATGCTTCACTGGCAAATCGAAGAGTTATTGACAAGGCTTATCGTGTAACATACAACACCCTTGTTGATTCTATCCTTGATGAACTAGAAGTGAACGACAATGGTACATTACAAGCAGATGTAATCAGATACATTGAACAGAATGTAGAAGATGCCATTGATGCAGCAATGACTGCCAACGGTGAATTGTCGAGCAACAGCAATGGTGAAGGCTGCACCTGTTTTATCAATCCAGATATAAATGTTCTGGCAACATCGAAACTGGAAGTAGCTATCAAGGTTCGTCCTCACGGATATGCTCGTGACATTGATGTAAAACTTGGATTTTTAGTAACCAAAACAGAAGGACAGAAATGATTAATACAAGAGAATACGAGTGGAGCGATGTAAAAGTCAACCTCGCAGGACGTGATATAACTGGATTGCGTGGTATTAAATACAACGCAAAACAGGACAAGGAACTGCTGTATGGCAAAGGTAATAAGCCTGTAGGTATTCAGCGTGGTAACAAGTCATACGAAGGTAGTGTGACTATGTTGCAGAGTGAATACGAGGCTTTGAAAATAGCTGCAGGTGGTGATATCTTGAATATGCGTACCAATATTGTTGTGTGCTACGGCAATCCAAGCAAGGGTGACCCGATTACAACTGATACCCTTATTGGTGTGGAGTTTACAGAAGCACCTCACGATTGGAAACAGGGTGACAAGTTCGCAGAACAGGAGTTGCCTATCATTTATTTGGATCAAAAATAAAAAACAGAACTATTATGAAGAAACTTAGCGTTAAGGAGATCGATGATCTCAAAAAAAAGCATGGTGAATTGTACCAGATTACAGTAGATAACAAAGAGTGTATCTTACGTAAGCCAACCCGTCAGGATCTGTCTTACCTCTCAGTGGTAAAAGATCCTATCAAGATGAGTGAAGCTGCACTCAATACCCTTTGGGTTGCAGGTGATGAGGAAATCAAGACCAATGATGACCTATTCCTTGCAGCAGTAGGCAAGATGGATGAAATCATGAAAGTGAAGGAGGCAGAAGTAAAAAAGCTTTAGAGGATGCGGATGTCGAAGCCGATGACTTTGAGGCAGCCGACATCCTCTTCTACGACACTCTATTGATGTACAATCTGTCGATAGAACCTCAGATTTATCCAGATGAAGTGTGGGTAACGTATATATCCAATCTTCTGAAGATAAAGGAACTAGAAGCTAAAGCAACGAAAGATGGACAGCATCGTTAAGTTTCTCATAAAAATGCAAGCTGACTCAGGTAATGTGCTAAGCGTAGCAAGGCGCACATCTGAGCAGCTTGAACATATCAATCAAAGAGCCAATACAGCAGGACAGAGCATAAGGAAAGCCTTTTCGTTAAGCAATTTCAAGTCTTCTCTGTCTTCTATTCCTGGCATGGACTTCTTGATGAATCCTTACACGATGGTTGCTGCTGGCGTAGGTGCGATTGCTAAGATTGGTTCACAGGCAGAGAAAACATCAGTTGCATTCAAGGTTCTTGTTGGCGATGAGAACAAGGCTGCAAAGGTATTAGGTGATATCAATAATTTCGCAAATGATACTCCTTTTTCAAATTTGAATCTGGAAAATGCAGCACAGACAATGTTGAATTTCGGTGTATCAAGCGATAGCGTGATGGGTAAACTCAAAATGCTTGGTGATATCTCTATGGGTGATGCACAAAAACTGGAATCCTTGTCACTAGTATATGGTCAGGTGAACGCTGCTCAAAAGCTACAAGGTCAGGATTTGCTACAGTTCATCAACGCTGGCTGGAATCCTTTGAAGGAACTACAGTCAATGACGGGAAAGTCCTACAAGGAGTTGCAGGAAGCAATGTCAAAAGGACAGATTACTGCTGACATGGTAAGCAAGGCCATGGAGCATGCTACTGCTGCAGGTGGACAGTTCCATGGTATGATGGAAGAAACCTCGCAGACTGCAGCAGGTAAGATGAGTACTGCTTTGGGACAATTGCAGCAACGGATTAAAGGCATATTTGATAAGCTAAAATCTACATTCGTAACTGCAATATCGGTATTTCAGACCATTGGCACTGCTGTAATGGATATTGTTGAGAGTATTGCAACTTGGATAGCAGAATCAGATACATTGAAGAATGTCTTTGCATTTTTGACTAAGCTGACAGTTGGATTCTTTACTTGGCTTGGTGGTGCAGTGAAAGCAGTTATCCAATTCTTCAAGACTTTTGGTACAGAAATTGGCTTGGTTGCGTCTTATGTCGGTGGTGCCGTTGCCGTATTCTATGCTTGGCATGGCATACTATGGGGCATTGTTTTGGCTACCAAGGCGTGGGCTGCTATACAAGCCATAATGAATGTCTTGCTTAACATGAGTCCTATAGGAATAATAGCAATGGCTATTGGTGCAATGACAGCAGCTGTTATATATTGTTGGAACAAGTTTGCTGGATTCCGTGCCTTTATCCTCACTATGTGGGACACATTGAAGGGATTCGGCAACATCATCAAGCAATATGTCATTGACCGTTTCGTTGGACTGCTTGAAGGTATCAAAGGTGTTGGTTCTGCTCTTGCTAAACTGTTCAAAGGTGACTTTTCTGGCGCTTGGGAAACAGCCAAGGGAGCTGCTGGTAATCTACTTGGTGTAAATGCTATCAAAAACGCAGCTGCATCTACTTATAAGTTGACCAATGGAGTTTCTTCAAATTTCAGTGCTCATCTTACACAAGAACAGCGCAAGGATAAGCCCAAGGCTGTTGAAAAGAAACAGAACAAGATTGCCACCCCAGGTTTGAAAGGTTCAAGCGCTGAACCGATAACATTCGGTGCAGGTGATGGTAAGAAGGGCAAAGGAGGCAAAAAAGGTTCTCACAAAACGGCTGAAGCTCTTGCAACAGGCGGAACACGCAACACCTCAATACAGGTGCATATAGCAAAATTCTTCGATAACATCAATGTGACCATGGCAGATAAAGCTGATACAGCAGAACTGCAACGTATAGTTGTGGAGTGCATGAACAGAGCATTGGCAATAGCAACATCAACTGATAGATAATATGGCAACATCAAGAATCATACTACAATCTCTCGCAGCAACGGTGATGTCGAAGGTGAAGATACCACCATATTTACCAAGTATGCCCATTAAGGTATCAACGGTGAAATCGGATGAGTATTCTGAACTTGAATCTATGTCTGATCAAGAACTTGAAGATGTTATCCGTACCAATGCCAGAGGTGTACCAATGACAGCCCCATTACGCTTTCAATTGGAAGAACCTGGTGCTGCTGAATGGCTGTTCCCTTATGAGCCGATGATTAGTATCAATGGTCAGAATAGATTGATTCGTAGATATGTCTCTAAAGGCAAAATCAAAGGCTCTATCAAGGAACGTTGGACACAGGATGACTACACTGTTACTATAGAAGGAATTCTTATCAGTGAAGACGGACGTTACCCAACGGATGATGTTGAAAAACTAAGAACTTTTTGTGAGAAGGGACATGTTAAGGCGCTTTCGCCTCTTTTGGAGATTTTTGGCATTAACCAATTAGCAATTGAAAGCTGGGATATGCCGTTCACGTCTGGTGCAACTAATCAGAACTATTCGATGACATGCTATAGTGATGATATCTATAAATTGCTGTTGAGTCGTGATGATTTAAATATGTAAGAGCTATGTACACGATGATATTTGACATACAGGTTGGTGATTATAAACTGGGAATGCTAGATAAGGTGGAGATACACAAAAGTGTGGAACTCCTTGCAGATACAGCTACAATCACATTACCATCGGCTCAGTATAACATTGCTCTTGATGTGGAATCAAAACTAAAACGTGGTGATAAGGTTACTATAGGGCTTGGTTACAACGAGACAGGACTCATTACTGAGTTTCAAGGCTATTTACAACGCATCAGTACTGATGGTGGCAACATACAATTGATATGTGAGGATGATCTCTATCTATTTCGCAAGCCTATACGTAATGAGCAACTGAAGAAAGTAACCATTGAATCTTTGCTGCAGAAGGTGGTTAAAGGCTGTGGTTTGTCTTTGGGTATCGACTGCACTTATAAATGGACATACTCAAAGTTCGTTATAAACAACGCAACTGGATATGATGTACTGAAAAAGGTGCAGGAAGAATGTGGAGCAGATATATATATCGCTGACGGGAAACTACATGTGCATCCTCCTGGACAGATGACAGGTAAGGAACGTTTCTATGATTTTGCTAAGAACATTGAAAAAGAAGATCTTACCTATCGCAAGGCTGAAGACAAAAAGGTGCAGGTAGTTGTGAAAGCTCTTATGCCAGATGGAACGGTCAAGGAGGTTGAAACGGGAACAACTGGAGGCGAAAAGATAGAAGTGAAATCGGCAACTACAGATGAAGCTTCCATGAAAGCCAGAGGTGAACTTGAAGTGAAACGTAGAAGCTTTGATGGATATGATGGTAGTATTACAGGATGGCTGATACCTGAATGTGTTTCTGGTGATAGCGTAACGCTACATGATGGTGATTATCCTTACAAGAATGGAACTTATTTTGTGAACTCGGTTACAACAGAGTTTGGACAGAATGGTGGTAGTCGAAAAGTTGATTTAGGATTCAGATTGAGTTGATATGGATGCGTACAGAAAATTGGCAGATAATTTGAATAGCTTGCTTAATCCAAATGGAAACATGGCTATTTATCAAGGCATCGTGAAAAAGGTGCATGGTAATCTATGTGACCTGCTGATAGGTAACATTCTTATTGAGGATGTAAGACTGAAAGCCTCAGAAACAACTGATGATGGCGAATTTCTAATTGTGCCTGCAATTGGTAGTGCCGTAACTGTTGGCAGTCTGTCTGGCGATTTATCGCAGCTCGTAGTAATTGCCGTTGATAAGGTGGATTCCATCAAGATAACAGGTAGCATTACTATCAATGGTGGAAAACTTGGTGGTATGGTTAATGTTAAGGATTTGACAGACAAACTCAATGGACTGGTTCGGAGTTTTAATAATCATATTCATACAACTCCCAATGGTCCATCTGGCGTTCCTACAGAGTTAGCACAGGAGTTCAACGCATCCGATTACGAAGACGATAAAATAAAGCATTGATATGAACGGTATTCAACTAACAGATTATAATCCTGCTATCTCGATACAGAGAAACTTAGATGGACAGATAACACAAGGCCTTGTTGTCGGTGATATCCTGGCACAAAATCAGGCTCTTATCCTGCAGCTATATCCAGGTGAACTAAAAGAGTATCCTGCAGTAGGATGTGGTATTGAAGCTATGCTGCTTGATAACGATCCTCTGTATTGGCGGTCGGTTATCAAAGAACAGCTAGCAATGGATAATCAACAGGTGGAATCAGTTCGTATTACAACATCAGCAATTAAGATTAAATCTAAATATTAGCGAATATGAATATATTAATACACTTTCTAAACAAATTAGAGCTGATACTGTCAACTATAGGTGGTTGGCTTTCACTCTTAGGTATAATCATCGTGAACTATTTTTCTGGTTACAGCCTATCTATATCTTTAGTAATACTCCTTGTTGTCTTGGATTTAGTTTGGGGTGTAGCTGCAAGTATAGTGAGGGGTACATTTGCTAAAAGTGAATTGGCAAGAGATACTTTCTCGAAGTTCACAGTATATGGCAGTTGTATAATTGTTGCTATAGCACTTGATAAGCTGATTGGAATAACTACACCAATTAGTACTGTATCATTTTGCTCTTTGATTATGTTAGTTGAGGCATTTAGTATGGCTGGCTCTATGTTGATTGTGAACCCAAAAATGCCATTTTTAAGACTTCTTCAACCAATACTTATTGGGGAAATAGCGAATAAGCTGCATATGAGTGTGGAAGAAGCAAAAAAATATTTAACAGGAAAGGAGTAAATATGAGACAGATTAAAAGAATATTCATACACTGTACAGCCAGCTGGAAGACCGCAACAGTGAACGACATTAAGGCTGAATTTGCCAAAAAGGGATGGAAGAATCCAGGATATCATTATCTCGTGGACTATGCAGGTAAAATACACCAACTTCTGAGCGAAGACAAGGTGAGCAATGGCGTGAAGGGGTATAACTCAACGGCTATCAATGTGGCATATATTGGAGGCATCACAAACAATGGTGAAAAGATTGTTGCAGCCGACACACGTACACCAGAACAGAAGGCTGGGTTGATATCCATACTCTCTGTTCTTAAAAAGAAATATCCAAATGCCATTATCATGGGACATCGTGATATCTGGGGTGAAGATCCAAAGAAGTGGCAGAAACAATGCCCTTGTTTTGATGCAAAAGACGAATATAAAAACTTATACCTATGAAGACGTTTATCAAATTAATAATGCTGCTGTTGCTGACGCTCGTAATGGTTAGTTGCAAAAGTACCAAAACGATGGAATCTACAATAAGAATTGATTCTAGTTCTGTGGCAACTTTAAAAAAGGTGCAGCTTGTAACCAATAATCAGGCGATGGTTCAGAATCAATACATCGTTAAGCGTGATAGTACGTATGACGAAACATTAGTCATAATGGTAGCTGATTCAACTGGCAGATTGCATCCTCGATGGGTGCAGCATAAGAAAGGCAGAACAACCAGTCAAAGTAATATAAATAATCAAGAACAGGAGCAGAAGAACAATTATACAAGTAAAACAACAGATTATAGGGGTAATAAAAAAAACTTTGAGTCTGATGAGCAGAAGACAGAAAAAACGAAGCCTCCTATATCTATTGAGTTGATTATTATAAGTGTTTTCCTAATAGGTGTTATTATAGCATGTGTCTTAGAAAAAGCAAATAAATCATGAATGTAAAGGTTAAATCTGGTCAAACGCTGTTTGATGTTGCAATACAAGAATTCGGAACGTGGGAGGCTGCTGTTGATATAGCTCATATTAATGATATGAGTGTGACGGAAATTCCAAATACAGGTTCTGTATTGTTGTTGCCTGATAAGGTGTATAATAGAACTATGATGCTGCATTGCAAGAATAATGAAATATCACCTGCTACAGCAGATGATAACAGCGGAATAAACCTACGTATCTTTACAGAACAATTTACTACTGAATTTAAGTGATATGGCAAGAAGTGTTGCAGAAATAAAGAAGACGATGACGGATGCTTTTCTCGCAAATGAAACTTTGCGTGAAAAATATGGTCTGAGAAGTAATTCAACCTGGAGTGAAAGCTTTTCGCCCGTCAGTCTAGAAAATATCATCATATACATCATTGCATCGGCTTTCTATGTGCTTGAACGCATCTTTGACCAGTATCTGATAGATGTGGAACAGAAAGTGGATGGTGCTGTAGTTGCATCAGTGCCATGGTATCATAAGGTGGCTCTAGCTTATCAGAAGGGATATGACCTGATTTTGAACGAGGCTACACAGCGTTATGAATATGCAAGGATAGATGAGAGTAAACAGATTGTTAAATATGCAGCTGTTCGTGACAGAGGTTCTTCTGTTCAGATATTGGTAAGTGGTGATAATAACGGTAATCCTGTTGCTCTTTCAAACGATGATTTAACACCGTTCAAATACTATATGAATCGTGTTAAAGTGGCTGGTGTTATCCTCAAGATCACATCAAAGGATAGCACAAGAATATCCGTTGCTGCAACCATTTATGTTGACCCTCTTGTGATCAACAGCAAAGGCGAATCTTTAAGTGATGGCAGTAAGCCTGTTGAATTGGCTATTGCCAATCACTTCAAGAACATCCTCTATGGTGGCATTTTCAATAAGACTAAACTTGTGGATGCAATACAAGCGGTTAATGGTGTTGTTGATGTAGAACTTGGCGAATGCAAATATCAGGAAGCTGATCAAATAGCATCACCAATGAGTGTTATATCTGGAAATAATTACAATGGCGAAGCAGGAAGCTATGTTCCTGTTGGACTTGATACATCTTTGATCTATGTGGTACAGAGTTGATTTCAATAGATTCATATATTACATGCTTCCACCAATATTGAGAAGCAATGTTCTTGTGGCACTGTTGCATGTCCTTATTGTTCCGTTGTTATATCTGTACAATAGATTTACTGCTAATAAGGCTCTGATAGACAACAGACTGAATATAAGTGGAAATGTGCAGTATCTTCAGAAGGCTCTCAATGATGCGTTCTATCTGGAGCATAATCAGATTTTTATATCAACGCCAGAAGAACAGTTCAAAAGGAATCTATTCCTTAAAAAAGAATCACAACCTGATGTGCCATGCTATATGAAGTCTGAGAATACACCTTTGTTTGTATGGTTATCTAATGATTCTGTTGTTGAGTACAATTTTATCGTGCATATACCTACATATCTTTGTACTTCTCTCAATACTGAAGATGATGAATATCATGGTGTCTATCTACAAAAAATAAAAGATATTATCAATCAATATAAGCCAGCTGGCAGAATGTATGACATAGAATTATACGATTATGAATAGAAAATTACTCTTTAGTGAAGGTGGACAGCCAATCTTCTTGGATGATCTCCAAATGATACAAGACAATTCGGCAAATCAACTCAATATGTTGATGATGGCTCTGGGTATCGGTAATGAGGTGTTTTTGTTTAACGATATTACTGCTAACCTTGTTTCTGTTGATACTAATACAGGAATTAGTACCATTGCTTTTGAAAGAAACTGGTTGTATGCCAATGAGCAAATATACGAAATTCCTAATACTGAGTTCGAAGTGCGTTCTTGGAATCAGCATGTCTATGCTCATATTGCCGAAACTAATTCTGACAATAGAACTTTTGTGAATGGAACGAATCACGATTGCTTGAAATCAAGTGAAGCTTTGCTGTCATTGCAAGAACCACAGGTTGGTATGTCTTGGGATATTTCGTCACTTCCAACTCTCTTCCAAATAATATCTCCTAAGGTATTAAAGTATCAAGAACAAACGCAGGCACCCACACCCACTTGGAAAAACTTATCAGTGGAATTTCGTAATGGTTATACTGGAATAGTGCAGTATAAGGAGTTAGAGGACGCTTACCGCATTAGGATTAATATAGAGAGTAGTAGAGATTCATGGGATAATGCAAGTAGCACTCTTTTTTCTATCACAAGTGGAGTTCTTGCTCGTCTTAACAACATAATATCACCAAGATTCAATCTCAGCGGGACATACTCAACATTCAAGGAGGTTTATATAAAATATATAAATGGTAGTGCAGTATTGGTTGGTATAAATTCTAGTGATGCTGCAGATGCTCCTAATCTTTGTGGGATAAAAACAGAATTTGAAATACCAAAAATCTCTATTTAAATGAAGACAATCAACGAGCTTCAGCAACGAGCGGAAGAATTGCGTAATAAAACGCAAATGCTTTCGATTAGTCCAGAAGATACTTTCGGATTACAACGGGATATACTTGACTATTTGGCTGATCTGGAAAGAAACAGTAAGTCTATTGGTATACGCAAGACGTATCCCTCTGTGGCTGCTATGCTTGCTGATGGTGATGAACCTATAGGCAGCAATGGCAAACCTCTTCTATTTGGACAACTAGTTGCTATCTGTGATGTGAATGATAGATCAAATGCCGAAAATGGATTCATATATGCCTATCAAAATCGAAATGAGAATCCTTGGTTGTTAGTCGGCAATATCAATAATATCAACGAGGCGGAAGCTGAACTTATCGCAGATACAATCATGCAAAGACTTTTGACTATATCAAAATCAGAAATAAACAATATTACTAATTTTTAAATTTCAAATCTATGGCAAAATATTTAGATGCTACTGGTCTCTCGTATTTCTGGGAGAAAATTAAAAGTTGGGTGCAAAGCTTTATAGCTAATGGTGTTAATACAGAAAAAGTTGGCAAAATAACAGATGGTGCATATCTCGACTTCGGGGATGAAGCCGTTGCATTGGCTGTACAGCATACCAGTAACTATAAGACTACTGATGTTGTTTTGTCTAAGGATGGAATCCGATTCACCTCACTTGATAATACCCGTGTTCTACTTGGTGGTGGCAGTACAAGACAACTTGGTGCAGCAGGCGGTATTCCTACTCTTGATAGTAATGGTAAAATACCTTTGTCGCAACTTGGTAATCTTGATACAACTGTGGCAGAAGTTGTAACTGCATTGCCTGAGAGCGACATCAAGAAACATATCTATCTTGTAAGAGCATCTTCAACGAAAACTAATAACATATATAAGGAATATCTCTATACGGGAGACACATCTGCTACCTATGATGCAAGTAAATGGGAACAACTTGGCGAGTTTAAAGCCGATATAGACTTAAGTCCTTATGCAAAAACTGCTGATCTTACAAGTCATACAGGTAACAAGAATAATCCTCATCAGGTTACAAAAACTCAGGTAGGTTTGGGTAATGTAGATAATACATCTGATAAAAACAAACCTATATCTTCAGCTCAGCAAGCTGCTCTAGACGGTAAGGTTGATAAAGTTACAGGAAAAGGTTTATCAACTAATGATTATACTGCTGAGGACAAAGCTATAGTAGATAGTGCTCTAACAAAAGATGGCGGTCATCTTAACGATGGTGCTCTGCTTACATTCGGAGATATTGATGAAAGTGATCATTATGGTGGGGTTTCTGGCGAAGGCTTCTCAACAAAAACGAAATCAACAGGAACGATTACACAATATCGTGATGGAGGAATCACATTACTGAAATCTGGTGTAGGACCAAAATTGATTCATTTTCCGTCTCCAGCTGCAAGTGTGGTAACATTGTTAACAAATGAAGATGTTGGCGCAATTCCAACAACTGTTATTGACGCATTGTCTTAGTTCTAATCATTAAATATATGAGCACATTTTTAGATTCAGCAGGGCTTCAAACCCTATGGAATAAGATTAAAACCTGGGTTGGCGCAAATTTCCAACCCAAAGGTTCTTACGCAGCCTCAAATCACACTCATAACTATGCTTCGACAGTAAAGGTAGGTAGTACAGCCTACAATGTGAGTGGTGGTACTGTTAGTCTTCCTGCATATCCAAGTGTACCAAGTCTTTCGGGTTACGTAAACACGGTAAATATTTCAGGTAGTGGAAATGTAGTGACAGACATCACCAAAAGTGGAAACACTATAACTGTAACCAAGGGCAATGTTAGTGGTGGAAGTAGTGGAGGCTCGGTTTCGTATGTCCATAAGTCCACGCAATCATCTAATCAAGAAGATTCTATAGTGCAATTGGAAAAAGGTCAAAGTGGAAACTATTATGTTGAAATACTTAGAAATGCTCAAGGCTACAGCTATTGTGGTGGGGAAATTCGATTGACCGCTTTTCAAAATTCATCTGAAGAATATGTTCATACCTTGCAGATATGTCCATTAGGCATACGGAATGATGGCATTCAGGTATTCGATTTCCAATCGCAAAGCATATGTCTATGCATAGATAATGTCAGATTTAAGACGAATAGCGGTGAAGAACTAGATTTCAATGTTGCTAAGGCAAGACAGCTTGGCCTATTGACTCTTTGATTATATAAGTGCTGTAGACTAGAAAAAGAAAATCTACAGCACTTTTGGTTTTTGCAAGTAAATTTGCTTTTCGTTTGTGTTTCCCATAACTTTTCGTTTTTCGGTGATTAAGCAAGAAACTGCTGCAGAGTGTGTTCCTCTTCTCTCGTTATTGTTCCGTTAAAATAACGAATGGCAAGTTGATGTATA